ACCCGTGATGCCTTGAGTTCCGGTAGCGCCTTGAGCTCCTACAGTGCCCTGAGCTCCTACAGTGCCCTGTGTGCCAGTGGTGCCCTGTGTGCCAGTGGTTCCCTGTGAACCTGTGGTGCCTTGAGCTCCAGTAATCCCTTGCGTGCCTTGGGCACCCGTGGTACCCTGCGCACCTGTGACGCCATTGACCAGAGCCACAAACAAGGTAGCATCATTGGCAAAGTTGGTAGTACCTGTTCCGCCCGAGGCCAGCAAAGTGACTGGATAGGTCCAGTAGTTGTTGGATGTTGTGGTTGGGGTACCGTTGACCTGCCAGCGTTGATAATTGGCGCTGTTGGATCGATCCTGAATAGTGATAACTTCGGTGTTCTGGATCAGAGCCAGGAAAATGTCAATGTCTTGACCACCATCCGTAAGGTGATCGATGTTGATGGATGTGGCGCTGGTCTGGGTGGCGTTGTTCCACAACACGTAGCCATCGCCGGGATCGCCGGAAGTGGCTCCTGTGTTGGCCTTGTAGTTGAATAGGTTACTGGAAGTGCCCTGATTGCCTTGGCTACCAGTAATACCTTGTGTGCCCTGAGTGCCCGTGGTGCCTTGTGTGCCTGTGATGCCTTGCGTGCCTTGGGCACCTGTTGTACCCTGGGCGCCCGTGATCCCCTGTACACCCTGGGTACCCACGGTGCCTTGCACACCTTGGGTGCCCACAGTACCTTGCACACCTTGGGTTCCTTGAGCTCCGGTTGTGCCCTGTGCACCCACGGTGCCTTGAGCGCCTGTGGTTCCTTGTGCACCCACGGTACCTTGTGTGCCTGTGGTTCCCTGAGCACCTGTAGTGCCCTGAGTTCCCTGCGTGCCTGTGGTTCCTTGAGCTCCAATCGTGCCTTGTGCGCCAGTGGTACCTTGTGCGCCGGTGGTGCCTTGTGTGCCTGTAATGCCTTGTGCACCCGTGGTTCCTTGCACACCCTGCGCACCCTCAACGCCCTGCACACCCTGCACACCTTGTGTGCCAAAAATACCCTGGATGCCTTGTGCTCCAGTCTGTCCTTGTGTTCCTGTGGTGCCCTGGGCGCCCGTGGTTCCCTGAGCACCTGTTGTGCCCTGTGTGCCAACCACACCTTGTATGCCTTGGGCTCCGGCCACGCCCTGGGTACCCACAGCGCCTTGAGTGCCGGTTGTGCCCTGTGCACCTGTGGTGCCTTGAGCTCCCGTGATGCCTTGGGTGCCTTGTGCGCCGGTATCTCCCTGTATGCCGGTAACACCTTGAGTGCCTTGAGCACCGGTAGCGCCTTGTGAACCCACAGTGCCTTGACTACCTGTGGTTCCTTGCGTGCCAATTACACCTTGTACCCCTTGAGTGCCTTGTGTGCCGGTGATGCCTTGGATACCTGTGATGCCCTGTAATCCTGTTGCGCCCTGTGCACCTGTGACCCCGTTGACCAAGGCCACAAACAGATTGTCATTGTTGCTGAAATTGGTGGTGCCGGTTCCCGCTGACGCCAGCAGAGTGACTGGATAGGTCCAGTAGTTGTTGCTTACTGAACTAGGCGTGCCATTGACCTGCCAACGTTGGTAGTTGCTGCTATTGGCACGATCCTGAATAGTGATAACTTCGGTGTTCTGGATTAGAGCCAAGAAAATGTCAATGTCTTGACCGCCGTCTGTGAGATGATCAATGTTGATAGATGTGGCGCTGGTCTGGGTGGCGTTGTTCCAGAGTACATAGCCATCGCCGGGATCACCACTGGTACTACCTGTGTTGGCCTTGTAGTTGAATAGATTGCTGGAAGTACCCTGATTGCCTTGGCTACCAGTGGTACCCTGGGTACCAGATGTGCCCTGAGTGCCTACAGCGCCTTGAGTGCCGGTTGTGCCCTGCGCACCTGTGGTGCCTTGACCACCAGTAACACCCTGTGTTCCTTGGACACCCGTGGTACCCTGTGCACCTGTGGTGCCCTGCGTGCCGGTTGTGCCCTGAGCTCCTACCGTGCCCTGAGCTCCAGTATCGCCTTGGACACCTGTGGTGCCTTGAGCTCCAGTAGTGCCTTGAGCCCCAGTGGTGCCCTGACCACCCACAGTGCCTTGAGTGCCCACGGAACCCTGAGTACCTGTGGTGCCTTGTGTGCCCGTAGTACCTTGTGCGCCCGTAATGCCTTGCGCTCCAATAGTACCTTGCACCCCTTGTGTGCCTGTAGCACCTTGGGTACCTGTAGTGCCCTGAGCTCCAGTTACACCCTGTGAACCTGTTACTCCTTGCACACCCTGAGTGCCGGTGGTACCCTGAGCTCCAGTGGTGCCCTGTGTTCCCTGTACTCCTTGAGTGCCCGTAACACCCTGCACACCCTGAGCCCCAGTGGTGCCCTGAGCCCCAGTGGTGCCCTGTGTGCCCAATACCCCTTGAATACCTTGGCTACCAGAAACCCCTTGCACACCCTGAGTGCCAGTGGTGCCTTGTGTGCCAGTGGTGCCCTGTGTGCCAGTGGTGCCTTGTGCACCTGTGGTGCCCTGTGTGCCAGTGGCGCCTTGGCTACCGGTTGTGCCTTGGGCACCATTGGGTCCTGGCACACCGCTGAGATTCACATCCCAAGAACTATAGGTTCCAGACCCAGTGACCGAAGTTATGTTAGCTACCAAAGATCCTGTACCGGCATCATAGATGGTCACTGTGCCTTCCATGTAGTTGGAGGCATCGTAGGCAATAATGATATTTTGCGACGGCACATAGGCCAGGCTGGTACCTATGGTCAGTGTTTGGGTACCTGTACCAATGGTCAGGCTGGTACTGCTGTTGGTACTGTATGCGTCGCCGGTGATACCTTGGCTACCTGTGGCACCTTGAGTGCCGGCGCCGGTCTGTCCTTGTGTTCCCAGCGTACCTTGAGTGCCTGTGATACCCTGGCTACCTATTACACCCTGCGATCCGGTAGTGCCCTGTGTACCAGTAGTGCCCTGTGCACCCGTGGTTCCCTGACCACCCACAGTACCTTGCGCACCGGTTGTGCCCTGTGTGCCCGTAGTGCCCTGCGTGCCGGTGGCGCCCTGAGCACCTACTACGCCTTGTGCGCCTGTGGTGCCTTGCACGCCCTGTGTGCCGGTAGTGCCTTGAGTACCTGTTGTTCCCTGAGCACCTGTTGTGCCTTGGCTACCTGTTGTGCCTTGACTACCTGTTGTGCCTTGTGTGCCGGTAGTGCCCGTTGTGCCTTGTGCTCCGGTTACACCTTGACTTCCTGTTACTCCTTGGACACCTTGGGCGCCAGTAGCACCTTGAGTACCAGTTGAGCCTTGTGCACCAACACCGCCTTGAGCTCCTACTACACCTTGAGTGCCAGTGATACCTTGGCCACCTGTGGTGCCTTGTGTGCCGGTGGTTCCTTGTGAGCCGGTGGTTCCCTGACTGCCCACAATACCTTGCGAACCTGTGGTTCCTTGTGTGCCGTTAGTGCCCTGAGTACCCGTAGTGCCTTGGGCGCCGGTAGTACCTTGAGCACCTATCACTCCCTGAATGCCCTGTGCACCTGTGGTTCCTTGAGTACCTGTGGTTCCTTGAGTACCTGTGGTACCCTGTGTGCCCGTAGTACCTTGTGCGCCAGTGGTGCCCTGTGTGCCAGTGGCACCTTGCGAACCCACAATGCCTTGTGCGCCAGTAGTACCTTGACCGCCTGTGGTGCCCTGTGTGCCAGTGGTGCCCTGTGAACCCTCAATGCCTTGTGCACCAGTGACGCCTTGGGCTCCCGTTGTGCCCTGAACCCCGGTATCGCCTTGGACACCAGTGACGCCTTGTGCGCCCACAGTGCCTTGGCTACCTGTGGTGCCTTGTGTGCCTGCACCAGTTGTGCCTTGTGTGCCAGCGACGCCTTGGATACCTGTGGTACCTTGTGTACCACTTACTATGGACTGGCCGTTGGCTAGATAGAATGCATCACCCACGATGTTGCCAGAGGTTGCCAATCCTTCGGCCGAAATTGTGGTCTGGTTACCAGTGGGATCACTGAGGATCAGGCTGTCGGTGTTGGCCGAAATCTCTGCTGAACCCAGATAGATAGTGCTGTTTGACAGATAGAGGTCTCGCCAACGAGCTGTGGCACTGCCCAGATCGTAGGTAATGTTGGCCGCGGGTGTAAGATTGGCTGCAAATGTGACCTGGTCGCTGGCAAAAACAACCACATTACCGGTGCCGTTGATACCCACTGTGATGTTGGAATTGGCGGACAGCACGCTCACATTAGAAGTGCCATTGGCGATGGCTGTGCCATTGCCTGCACCGCCGCCTGCGATGCCTGTCAGAAACCTACCGTTGCCGTAGTAATATCCCGCATGTACGTCGTCCCAGGGACGATTGGCTGAACCCAGATCATAGACTCCCGCAATCGTGGGCACCACTGTGCTGGCCACAGCCACGTTGGCTGTGCCGTTGCCGGCCAGCACAAGATCTAGATTGGTTTCGTTGGTTGAAACGCGGTTATTGCCAACAGTGACCTGGGTATTGACTGGTCCATTTTCCCAGATATTGGCAAAATTTTCGTTGACCGCGTTGAAAGCATCGCGAAGGCTTTCGCCTGTGCCGTCGTTGGCCACCAGGCCGGTGTTTATGGTAATAAGTGTTTGATCGCTCATGCCAAAAGGGGTCCTATAGGATATTTACCTGTAGGAATCCAATCCGCGATCTGGGTCAGTCTCGGCCTACAACCAGCTCAATCATGCCGGAATCTCCAGCAAAATCTTCCAGGCTTTTGCCGAGAATAGTGCCGGGTCGTGGGTTGGATTCAGCACGGGCCGTGCCGTTACCGGCGGAAATCATGAGATCGCCCTTGCTCACTGCGCCCACGACCGAGGTCATCACCCGACCTTGCAAGGCCACTGCAACAGGAAATTCTGCTTGCATGCCGGAATTCATGGTCATGCTGGGTTTGGAAGAAACTACGCCAGCCACTCTATGATCGCTGTCCACTTGGCACAGGGTGACTTCTTGGTTGCCCCCAAAGCTGACCACGGTACCCGGCTCATAGAGCTGATCTCCGCGGTAGAGCTCAGCCAAGTCAGCATATTGAGCTGTGGTTGCGGTAACTTGCAAGGTGTTTGTGGCTGCATCAAAGCTGAACGCTGTGGCTGCTGTACGAACCGACGGAGTCTGTCCTGAACCAGCGGCTGCTACGAACACCGGATAGAAAGTGCCTGTGGTCACGGCTGTAGCATTGATTGACGTACCTGGACCTGTGATGCCCTGTACCCCTTGTGCACCTGTGGTGCCCTGGGTACCAGTTGACCCCTGAGCACCTGTAATGCCTTGTGCTCCAGTTACACCTTGTGTGCCTGTAGTGCCCTGCGCACCTGTGGTGCCTTGGGTTCCAACTGCACCTTGTGCACCTGTGGTGCCTTGGGCACCTGTTGTACCTTGAATACCTTGAGCACCAGTAGTGCCCTGTGCACCTGTGGTTCCCTGACCACCCACAGTACCTTGTGCACCTGTGGTGCCCTGAGCTCCAGTATCGCCTTGTGTGCCCGTGGTTCCTTGGCTGCCCGTAGCACCTTGCGCACCAGTAGTACCCTGCGCACCTGTGGGTCCTTGCCGTCCTTGCACACCTTGTGTACCCGTTGATCCTTGTGTGCCAGTAGTACCTTGTGTTCCTGCGCCCGTGATACCTTGCGCACCATCGGTTCCCTGGGCGCCAGCAGCGCCCTGAGTACCTGTGACCCCCTGCGTACCTACCGCACCTTGTGCACCTGTAGCGCCTTGTCGTCCTTGTACCCCTTGTGCACCTGTGGTGCCCTGAGCTCCGGTGGTACCTTGAGCACCACCAGTATTGCCCTGTGCGCCGGTTACTCCTTGGGTTCCTGCACCGGTGGTACCCTGAGTACCTGTGCCGGTGGTGCCTTGAGTACCTGTGCCGCCTTGAGCACCGGTGGTGCCCTGAGTTCCTGCACCGGTGGTACCCTGTGTGCCAAATGTGCCCTGGATACCAGTTGCACCTTGACTGCCTGTGGTACCTTGAGTTCCAGCACCGGTAGTGCCCTGACTACCTGTGGTTCCTTGACCGCCTGTGGCGCCCTGGGTACCGGTGGTACCCTGTGCGCCACCTGTGTTACCCTGTGCACCTGTAGAGCCTTGCGCACCCGAAACCGGAGTACCATTGGCCCAGACAAAAGCAGCGGCTTGCACGTTGCCGGTGGCCGAAACCAGACCAGTAACATAGGCACCCGTGGTAGCAAACACTGCCACATTGCTGGTACCACCTATGCTGATGTTGGCATTACCGCCCGATGCGCCAATGTTGGCTTCACTAGTTCCATTGAAAATACGCGACGGCGATGTTGAAATTCCAGTTAGCTGGCTACCATTTCCCACAAAATAGTTGCCGGTCACGTTGCCAGCCACACTCATGCCCGTGGTAGAAAACACAGCCACGTTTCCGGTACCGCCCACACCCACTGTGACATTGCCGCTGGCAGCGGGTATTTCTACGTTGCTGGTACCGCTAAAAATCTTGTCAGCATTGATATTGCCAACCAATACAGCGTTGCCAGTGACAGTGAGATTGCCATCCACAACCATGCTGTTGGTTTGGACGCTGACTTGCCCGCCGGTACCCACGGTTTGTATATTGTAGCTACCATTGACTCTTTTGGTGGTTGACATCTAGAGGCCCTTTCCTGTATTTATACGGTCCAGAAAGGTCTCTATGGGCAGCAGAGCCAGATTGGGCAGACGGCTGAATTCCTGTATTTCCGCTGTGTTTTCGCCCATGACGCGTATGAAGTTATGCCGGGGATATTTGCGGGTGATCTGGCAGATCTGCTTGACCCAGTTGCCAGTGAAAGTGGGGCGCGACGCGCTTTTTCTGTAGAATTCTGTGTCTGCATACACATTGTTGAAACGATTGTTGGGCAGGGCACCTAGATCAAATCCTACCATATAGATCACGGTGTGCCCGTTGTCACAGGCTATGCCCACGGCTGCAGGTCCGCTACTGAATCCAAAATAGTCCTGGGGTATCCTCTGGCTGCGGCAGTTGGGCAAGGGTCTGCGGGTATAGTGGCGCACCCGTTGACTCACACCTTCCTCCTGTATGCGGGTGCTGATGGGTGGATCTGTACTGACCAAGACCGAGGGCATGAAATCTCTATAGAGAGCATTGCAGCCATAGATGGTACCCCAGGCAGCCAGGCGCTCCAGGGGCACTGGCATGCGGCTGCGTCCGTTGCCTAACACAAAAGCTGTGGTCATAAAAAATCCTCCCTGTATGTATCAGGGAGGATTGTGAGGCCATCCAAATTAGGATGTGTATTTCTCGATAATGCCCAGATCCACCGTGGTGTTGTTGGCAGCACCCGATTTGATCTCTGTGCCTTCGTCGGTGAAGAAGTTGATGGCATAGCGCACGCCGCTGAAATCCACGGCCCAGCGATTGGTCAGACGCTGGCAGCGAACCAGTGTGCTGTCAGTGCTGGTAAAGCTGATGGTCATGTTGCCCGCTGTCAAGGCAGAGTCAGCTTCGTTGCTGAGCACACAGACCCCTTGTGCACCCGAACTGGCGCCTTCTACCAGATACTTGGTCGACCCTTTCTGGCGCACGATCCAGCCGTCTTCTTCGCTCTGCCCGGTGATGTACACGCGGCACTTGACCACAGGATACGAGGTAGTGGCCACACCGCCGCCGTTGCCTTCACCGCCTACCACGCCCGGATATTCCGTGGCCGAGTCGGGAGTGAAACCTTCGGGGATCACTTGAGCTGTAAGCGAGCTCCAGGGATTGAAACCGATATCGGTAGTGGTTGATTTTTTGATTTTGAGTGGACGTCCCATTTGTTTTCTCCTTGAAAAGAAGTCCCATCCGGATTCTAACCGGTACGCGGTGGGTTAGACCGCATAAAACGCAGCATGCGTCAGCTGTATTTATATTTTGGTACTGATTTGCAGTCCCAGTAAATATCTCCATGACAGCTCAAGAGCTTATAGAGCAGGGCAACAGCCTGCGCATCCAAAGACAATACCAACAGGCGCTGGCCTGCTACTGTCAGGCCATGTGCCAGGATAGACACAATGCAGCCGCTTTCAATAACTATGGCAATGTGCTGCGCGAAGTGGGCGATCCTGCAGGTGCGCTACCATTCCTGGAGCGAGCCGCACAGCTGGCACCACAAGATGTGACCTGCCGTTTCAATCAGGCCGTGTGCTGGCTGCTGCTGGGCGACTACGCTCGTGGTTGGCCCGCCTATGAAGTTCGCTGGCAATACGAGCACCTGGCTGGTACCCAGCCCCAGCTCACACAACCACGCTGGACCGGTCAGGATCTCCAGGGTCGCAGCATTCTCGTGATAGGTGAGCAGGGTCACGGTGACTGCATACAGTTCAGCCGGTTTCTCTGGAATCTGCACCAGGCCGGTGCCCGGGTGCATCTGGAAGTCACGGAAGGTCTGGTGCCCCTGTTCCAGGGCAGCCCCATCCTGGCATCAGTCACAGGCTATACCGAGGCGCGCCCCGAAACCGATTACTGGACACCCATCATGAGCATACCGGGTGTGTTGGGCGTGACCCTGGACAACCTGCCGCGGCCAGTCAACTATATCACGGCCAATCAGGAACTACAGGATCAGTGGCGCGAACGTCTGGGGGCCAAGACTCGATTGCGCGTGGGTCTGGCCTGGAGTGGCCGTCGTGACGCCTGGCTCAATCAGCACAAAGGCATGCCTTTTGAGCTGATGCTGAGCCTGATCCAGCGCAATCCTCAAACGGAGTGGATCAACCTACAGATTGATGCCACCCCAGAAGAAAGTGAGCAATTGAGTCAGGCCGGGGTACGCCTGTTTCCCGGCACCATCCGGGGCTTTCATGACACTGCCGCGCTCATGATGCACATGGATGTGGTAATCAGCGTGGACACCGCCATAGCGCATCTGGCCGGTGCCTTGGGTCGTCCTACCTGGGTTATGCTACAGAAGTTTGCCGTGGACTGGCGCTGGCTGTTGGATCGCAACGACAGCCCCTGGTACAGTACTGCCCGACTGTTTCGACAGTCTGACTTTGATGACTGGCAGTCAGTTACTGATCGGGTACACCAGTATCTCAGTTGGTTCAAGGTATGAAACACAATCCATCGTCGGTATTGATTGGTCCTGGAGATATTGTGCGGCGACCTACTGGACCGCACCGAGGCCACGTTTGCAGCTCTCAAATATCGGCTCCGAGTATTGAAACCCAACGAAGGCTACTACCGAGCCTACGATGAACCAGGCAAGGTCATAGACGAAGACAGTATACAGGATTCTGAAGACGAGTAAGCAGCGTGGCCTGCTGGTCAGGCACGGCTGGCGCAGTGATCACCGTGCCTGTGATACCATCCACGGGCTATGTGTCGGTCACAGTGCGGACAGTAGATCTTGACTCGCTTTTGACCGCGTATTTTAGCAGACCTAGCTGCAATTGATTCAGCACTAATACGAGTGGGATTGGCTGCCTTTGTGGCACGGATCTTGGCCTTCTGTTCCTCGCTCATAGGAACACCTTTGTTCGCCGGTGTCTTGCCTTTGTTAGCTGCACCAATCTTTGCTGCTCTTTCTGGAGTACAGCCTTTTCCATACATTGGATTATTTGGACCCGATTTTAGTTTAGACATTAGTGCTCGATACTCTGGAGTTTGATATGCCTTTGATTTTTTGGGTTTACCTTTTTGCGATTCGCTCAAGTTCTTTTTATGTTCTTCGCTTTTGGCTTTGCCTGTGTGATAGTCGCTGATCTTCTTGCGGCTTTCTTCTGTGGGCACAATATATCCTGCAACATTTTGATTGATCCAACGTTCGTCCTCTAGCACTCGGCAACGGCGCAGCACACGGGTCTCCCAGGCCACTGCCTGCTCCTTGGTCTTAAACACTCTGCGGATTTCAACATCAAAACTGTCTGCCCA